AACCTGTTACTAGCTTTAGCACTGTTATTCTCCCGACTTTTTAGTAAATGCGGCCTTAGCCGTTTTAATGGATATGACAGCCGCGTAACTGGCGAAGATTATAGTTATCGCCTCCGGCAACCCTGTAAATGTCAAGAAAGTTGCGCCAACGGCTCCTACTCCTGACATTTGTGAGTTAATTTGTGCGTGCATCCAATCTAGCAAAGGCGTAGATACAGTGTCAGCAAGTAGCGCTGTAGCACTCAAAGCGACGATTCTAGGCCATGCCCAGTTGAAGACAGAAGTAAGAACGCTGATCAATACCGCAGGCATGTTTATAGCTCCCTTGAAATTCGTCTAGCAGCGATGATGAAGGCAATGCAAAGTATCGCGTAACGAATACCTACAAGGTACTCGCATGTTGCTGAGAAACGCATAGTGATGTTGTATCCGACCGCGTAGTCTGGAAGGCACTTTCCACCGCCACCACCACCGCCGGAAGCGGCAGCTTTAAACTGATTAAGTACAGACGCGGCCTTTGCATCAAGCTCGGTTTGATTCTGAGCTAGTTTTTCTTGGAAACTAGAGGTTTCAGTCTTAAGAGCTTCCAGTTGTTTGTCTGTAGGCATTTGTGTGTTTGCACAGTAACTTATATAGTCCTGTTTCAATATTGCGCACTGGTAAATGTCGCCTTCGCACTCTACTGGCTTAGTGCAATCCTTTTGTTCCGTAGCTTTGCCGTCTTTAGGGTCTTTGGACGCGCCTCCGCCGCCTATTTGTGAGACTGTACCTCCTCCACCTGTCTGAGCCTCACAACCTGAGCCTACGCAGCTTACAGCGGTGCCCGTGGGCATGCCGTTTGATGACTTCCCGGAGTTAGTGGTGGTTGTGTAGCTTGTATCGGTACACTTATCGGCTACACAGACAGTCTTAGTTGTCTTGGTTATATTCTTATTACTTATAGAACCATCTGGATTTACTGTATCAGCGGAGGTGACTTGCTGAGTCTGAGTTATCTTGACTGGCTTTACCTCTGGCGTACAAACCATAACTCCGTTTGCAGTACCACAGTTAGTCTTGCCGGTCTTAGAGTCTTCTATCTTGGAAGTGCATGTAAAACCTGCACCGGTATCCTGTTTAATGCACGGCTCATTCTTCGCCGTATCTTGCGGCTCATTTTTATTACAGTCATCTCCGGAGCATTCTTCACCTGTTCCGGCAGTAGGCAAAAGCGCCTCACCTGACCATGTAGCAGTGCCGGTGCAACTAAATGTGGAAGGAGCAGCGGTCTTACAGACAGTGAATCCAGAAATTGCAGCGGAACAGCCATCTATAGATATATTCTGAGTTGGTTCGTCAGTATTTGAAAGCCAATGAAAGGATTTTACAACCTGACCCTTTTTCGCAGCACAAGGGCCTTCTGCCGGAGGAGTGTCGCAACCTCCAGTTGAAGAATTATAAGTAGCACCGGAAGGACAGCTATCGCCCCAACGTTGCACCGTATAGCTATCAGCTGAGGTAACTTGTACACCATCTACGTTTATATAAGTAACACTACAGCTGCCTATAGTAGGTGATGCCATAGATACGGTTGAAGAGACATACTTCGGATTCTGGATTCTACCAGATGCCGCACAGGCCTCTGAAGCAGAAGGGTAGTAAGTAGGGGAATTGTAAAAACCCCAGCTATATGTCTCAGCCTGAACTTGTGTGGAAATATTAGAAAGAAGGACGAAAAGTAACATCACGACATAACGCATACATTCATCCAAATAATGAGAAATATTAAAAAAAACCCCCGCAAACGCAGGGGTTAATTGAATCAGTGGAAAGCGGGGTTGTTACAGCGCAGCGCGGATGTACTTGAACACTTTGATACCGACCACTACGGCGAGAGCAGCAGTAGCGACGGCAGCAGCAGTGGTACCAGCTTCGGTAAGCGCAGAGACAGCGCCGCCGTCACCAGCTGCCATTGCTACACCAGTACCAGCCATCGAACCGGCAACAGCGGCCGCTTTGAAGGTTGCAGAGCGAATCATTTTTGCGAATTGAGGACGCATATTGTTACTTCCTTTCAGGGTGGAGCGTGGGTTTGGGTTACTACATTTCTATTGCTTTTTTGATCATGCAAAAGCCGAATATCAGCGCGAAAAAATAAAACACAAACGGCGCGAAGGTATTGATAGCGTCAGCAGTCATGAAACCGGGGTCTGGCGTATAACTTTCAACTGGAACTGAGCAAGTAACGGTGTTGCCTGAAGCCTGTACTTGGCCAGGGCAGTAAAAATACAGTCCCATGGGCCAATTACTCCAAATCAGGCAGCGGTTTTAGCGACGGGGGCTGAAAAAACATTGACATTGGCAATGCCCTCAGCCTTGATCACGGTGAGAGTTGCTTTACCCTGAGCGCCTGGACGACTGCCGTAATCCATGTCGAAAAGCGCTGGGAGGCGAGCTTTGCGGAACTGTTCCATCAACTCGGGGGCAGCGGAGACCTTCGTTGGCTTGTAGCCGAACGATGCGTCAGTGTCTTCGCGGTATTCGTTGACGTACCAGATGGAAAGGCCGCGGCGGATTTCACCGGTTTTTTCGTCAGGCATTTCCCATTTATCAACGGAGAGGACAAGGGCACGTTCGGACATAAAAACCTCGTTAAAGCTGCTGTCTGGTTATAGTGCGCTCGCAGCGTAAAGCGCGCTGGACGTAAAGTACACTTGACACCAAAAAATGAAAACAGAAAAAGCGACAAACGGTGAAATTTTTCGAAAAGGCGACGGTCATGGGCCATGCAAAGCCGAGCAGTTATTGGCTTGACGAAGTGAGGAGGGAGTACGAGTTAGGCAGTGAGGCGGAGCTTGCAAGACACCTGGAATTGACGAGGTCAGCGGTTAACCAGTTGATGCTATGCAAGACAAAAATGGGCGTGAAAACGGCAGTGAAAATCGGTCGTATGCTTCAAATCGACCCCTTGCTGATACTGAGCTCGGTGCTTTCGCTGGTAGAAGATGAACACCAATCGTTCTGGATCGAGGTGTTCACCGAGAGGGACAAGCTTCAGAAATAATTGCGGAACAAGTTGAATTGCTTCCAGATCGGCACCTTGATTGCTGGCCCAACCAAGCGCTCGAGGACTGGCCGAAATACGGGCTGTGGATCAACGCAGAAGGTTTTGAGATAGCTATGGACAGCCTCATGCCCGCCGGTTTCGGCAAGCTTGAGAATGACTGTACGGGCGTCGTATGGCTGGCTTAGGACTTGCTTCCACTGATCAGGGGTGATCTTGGTTACCTTGGTCGACGATTCGCTCTGATCAGCGGCAATCTCCTCATTGGTCATTTCAGCGACGCCAAAAAGTGCCTTGAGACCGGGCGACCACCGGCATTGATTGAAGCCCTTGAACGCCTGGGCGAACTCAGCAAACAGAGCGCCGGCCCGTGAATCACCAGTTGCGTAGTCGCGGAGCAGGTCAAAAGGGGTTCGACCCTTAGCGGACCGCGATTTCTTGGAGTTGGCCTTGGTCAACTCGGTAGCAGCATCCCATCGAGGCTCACAACCCCACTTGGCGACGTAATCGGCTGCGCTGTGGGCCTGCTGTATGTGTACGCCACGCTCGCGACTTGGCTCAGGAAGGCCAGCGCGTGAGCAAGACGTTTTCCAGACAGCAAAAAGGAGTCGCTGGAGCATTGCGCGCTGGGAGGGCCTGAGAGGCGCAGGGAACAGCCACAACTCATGCAAGTGAGGATGCCAGCCATTAGCCTGCCCATGTGTTACTTCGAGCGCACGAATAGACCCTACGACCTCGTAGAGCTTGCGGAGGTGCTTGTAATCACGATGTTCACGCATCCGTTTCAGCGCTTCGCGCAGCATAGACATAAGCCCCTTGAGCACGTCCAGCCGGGAATGCCTTACTGTGAGGGTCACCATTTCGACGCCTCCACCTGACTCAACATGCGTGTTCACCGCTTCGCGGATCTCGACCTTGCGGCGCTCCGAGATCTTGGCAGAGCAAACAGGGCAGTTCCAAGGAGAGCCGCAGGTCTGTAAGCCACTGAAATGGGCCTTGCCGCGCTTTATATCTCGCAGGATACCAACAGAGCCTTCGCTATTCGTAAGCGTCCTGACGCAGTGTGATACGCGCTCATTTGGGAGCAGTCGACGCGCTGCACCCTGAAGCTGATAACGGGCTGTTCGAGCCTGCTCAGGATCAGAACTCACAACGAACTGGCGCGACCTGCTATCAAAGGTAAACCGTTGAATTTCCCCGGTTTTTTCGTCGATAACCTCGTGGATTCTGGCCGCGAATTTCGCAGTAGTAACAAGCTCGCCGCCTGCACCTGCTTTGCTGGCCAGTTGGTCCCGCGGGTCGCTCATGCTTCGCGCCTCCGCTGGGACCAACTTTCCCGCATCTGGGGAATTTGCTGTAGACTTCATTCCAGGACCTCGACCGTCCGAACCGGAACCCTCCTCAGCCGCCACAGCTTTTGGATCAGGGTTTCGGTTTTTTTTTGCTTGTGTGAAGCGAGCTTAACACGGTGCTCGCTGATACCGCTTGCAGATCAAACAAAAACGAACCAGCAGCGCCGCAGAAGATCAAAGGCCCCTCCGGGGGGGAGCCCTTTGCTCCAGCGGCGGGAGGCTGGGGGAAGAGCTCTCCCAGCCCCCCTTGCAGAGGTTAAAGGGTCGGGGTGTGTTCAAGGGCTCGCTTCGCTCCGGGACTCCGTTTGACGGAACGGTAGAGCTGTTCCGACAAGCCGGGGTCGCGGCCCTTGACCATGCACAGATCAGTCGAGGTCGGAAAAAAAGAAGCTGAACATGAACTGTGCGACGACCAGCATGATGACGATGCAGAAAGGGAACATCAGCATGTCGAGGTCTGCGGAGGTGAGAGTGATCATTCTGGTACCTTTTCTTTAACCTGGTTGTGGTTGCCGGCGACGATTATGGTACCTAGCTACAGTTCCAGCGAGGCCTGAGAGACGTGATCGAGCAGCACTTTGGCGGCAGATCGGGCAGAAGCAATAGTGCGATCAGCATCAGCAAGCTGCGTTTTTAGGCGGAAAATCTGCTTGTTGAGGTCATCACAGTACTCACTCAGGGGAGCGAATCTCTCAGCAGCGTAGGCATAGGCCTTGGAAGCTGTGGTAGCCCCAGTGTCAAGTTTGAGCTTTTCAACAAAGGCATCATCGGCATCGAGTATTTTTACTAGCATGTGGTACCACTCCAGTTGACCAGGTGAAGCCCCGGGTTGAGTTAATGGTACCATTTATGTCGATAAGCGCAAGCTTTTGGTACCATTTTTTCCTGCAGCTGACCTGGTGCGATCGGCTTTATGGTACCTGCTGACCCCCACCCTTTGACTTGTTCGACGAGTCGGCCACGATCGTCAATTGCACGCCGGTTGATAGCCTTGGTGCCTGCGGTGCATTTGTTGGCTGGGCGGTAACTGGCCGATCGGGCTGCATGGCCTGTCCGGCGTTTTGCTTACCCTGCATGGCCATCTGGCGTCTGCCGCTGAGCCAGGGGTCGAAGGTGCCAACCTTGATAAACACCTCACAGGCAGTCTCAGGAATGTCGAGAGGGGTGGCCTGCTGGCTGTAGCAGTGACAACCCTTACTCTGCGAGGACATGCAAGCCGCGACCCTTGGGAAGTCGGTAGGAGCGGTTAGCTGGTCGTAGATCGGTGCGGTCTGAGGCATACCAACTATTCGCGGCTTTATTGTCTCAGTGGTCCAAACTGGCTGAGCCGCTGGACCAGAAGATCCGGCGGACATATTCGACGGCATAAAGTCGGGAGCGTTGACAGTATCAATAGGTGCAGGATTTGACGGAGCCGTATGATTTGGGTCTGCATTTTCCTTGATGTTGTCTCCCATATGCCGAACTTGCGTAAAGGCGTAAATCCCTGCAATAAGCAGGACAAGTATGGCAGCACCTAGCAATGCGAACACTTTGTAGGGCGGCCTCGACTTGTGAGTGTCGAGGACTGTCGATGTGTATAGCTTAAAGACCTCGGGATTCGGCTTTACAGGCGTTCTGACGCCGCTTTTGCGTGCTGTCGTAGTATTGGGGTCAGCCTGGACAGACTCCCAGCTGTAGCGGACGCCCTTCATGTTCCAAGGACGTGTGTAGTGGACGTGAGGCTTTGCCAGCTTGCGAACGAACGAGTGCAAGAACATCGGACTTTGAGTGGTAAAGATGAAGTCTTTACCACTGTGACGATGCCTAGCAAGCTGCTTGACCCATTCGGGTTCTACCTTGGGAAGGTCAGTGCCAGCGAAGTCTTGAACTTCGTCGCAAAAGATAACGGCACCTTCGGGGAGGTCCTGCCAGCAGGAAATGTGCTCAATTGGCTTAACTCCATGCTTCTCAGGCTCAAAGCCATTTATCGGCGTGCAGTACTTAGGCCGATTCGCGTACTGAGGTGCATGAAGGAAATCCCAAAGTTCATTGGATGTTTTGCCGTCACCGGGCG